TGGAGTATTCCCAGCTAGGGCAGAAGGGTGGAATCTTGAATTGCTAGAAATGATGGCTTGCGGTAAAGACGTAATAGCAACGAATTATTCAGCGCACACAGAATTTTGCAATAAAGATAACTCCTTCTTGATTGATATTAACAGTCTTGAGCCAGCTCATGATGGCGTATTTTTTACGGAGAATCACGGAAAATGGGCGAGTTTTAACGATTCTGCCAAATCTCAGCTTATCGAACATATGAGAAATGTGCATGGTGTTAAACAGCAATACTTAAATGGTTGGGACAAACAGATGCATGATTTTTGCTCTCTAAATCGTGCGGGCATAGAAACTGCAAATAAATTTACTTGGGAAAATTCAGCTAAGGAGCTATTAAATGGAATCTAATTTTAAGACCCCAAGGTCAATTCTTAACTACTATAAACAGGGTTTTATTGGCGCTATATGCGACGAAGAAGATGTAAAAAAATTACTAGGTGAATTGCCAATGCCTGTTTTTGGAGCCGCTGCATATGATCTATGGGGAAGCGGTGAAGGAAAGTTGAGTTTGCCATTTAAGTGTCTTTTAGATTTTGATCCTAGTTTCGGACCTTCAGAAAGCCAAACTACCGGAGACTGTGTAAGTCATTCTACAAGAAATGCTATTGATGTAACTCGTGCTGTAGAAATTAAAAATGGCGAACATGAAGAGTTTGTAGCGCGAGGAGCTACAGAAGCGATATATCAGTCTAGAGGACATAGACAACAGGGTATGACTTGTTCTGGCGCTACTAGATATGTTTATGAAAATGGTGGTATTTTAGTTAGAAAAGATTATGGAGATATTGATTTATCAGTATATAATTCTAGTTTAGGGGCGAACCATAGAATACCCAATAGTATCTACAAAACAGAAGCGCAAAAACACCAAGTTAAAACTGTTTCCAATGTAAGAACTGTAGAAGAAGCAAGAGACGCTCTAGCTAATGGTTATGCGCTTTCTGTTTGCTCTGGGTATGGATTTTCTTCCAGACGAGATGCTAACGGTATCGCTAAACGAGGAAGCGGCTGGAGTCATGCTATGGCGTGGATTGCCTGTGATGACACTCGTGAGCGACTAAACGAAACACTGTTTTTGGTGCAGAATAGTTGGGGTATGTGGAATGCGGGACCAAAAGTACACGGACAACCAGAAGGAAGTTTTTGGATTAGAGAACAGGATGCTAGAGGCATGTTGTCTGGAGGTGGGGCATGGGTTTACAGTGATGTAGACGGCTTTCCTCCAAGAGATATTAAATACACTATTGATGAGGTGTTCTAATGAATTTTACACAAAGAGCTGTTGTGGGCACGGTCGCAGTGGCTGGATTTATATATGTGACAAACATTGAAGAATTTAGAGGATTTGGCTTGCAAGATGAGCAAATTCAGGCTATAATAATTGAGACTACCGAGGGTTTTGCTCAGGCAGAGAAAGATATATTTGATGTCAAACCAGATGTGACACCAGATGACGATCTTGTTCCCAATCCTGATCCAGAAAAATGTCCGTGTCAAGGCACTGGTAAAATAACAAATGGAGATGGGCATGTGACCCCTTGTCCATATCATGGACTTAGCGCATCTGGAGAGGATGATGTGCAGATTGAGGAAGTATGTCCATGCGGTTGTAATAAAATTGGTTGCAACTGTTCAAAAGGAATAATGTTTAGAAGGTGATGACTTTAATTTAAATCCGGCGTGACCGGACTAGATTAGGTTTAACTACATGTTTACTTTTTTTTATTGGAGAATATTATGAAATTAAAATCTTTACTTACGTCCAGACGTTTCTGGGTTAGTGCGATTGGTTTGGGGGCTGTGATTGCCAACACAACTCTAGGAATCAATCTTAATGAAGAGCAAATTCTTGGAGTTGTTACAATTGTAGTAGCTTGGGTTATTGGCGACACAATTCGTGAAACTAAACTAGAAGATAAGTCAGACGCAGCATAGGATAATCCAATGGAATTTTTGAATTCTTTAAGTTTGGCGCAATGGATTTTTATACTCATTGGTATCGCGATTGCTGGTTCTTCTTTTTGGCCGTCTTTGAAAGACAAAATCTACGATTGGCAAAAAAGTAAAAACCAAATTGACAACAGACTAAATACGGATGATTGTGTTACTCAACATGATTTAACAAATTTAGTTTGCAAATGGGAATGCTTAACAGACTCGTGTGAATATATGGGTTTAGAAGCTGCGTGTGAAAAATTATACGAAGTTTTCCCACTGTTAATACAAGTGAGAGAAGAAGATGATGAAGAAATAGATAACGAGGTATAAAATGAACAGAGCCATTATTGGACTGGCTTTTGTGCTGATTGGATTATTTTTACCACAAATTCAGGAAAGGATTCCTGATATTTTGGTAAAGCCCAATACTCCAAGCGCAGTGATACAAATAGCTGAGCCAAATCAACAAATCATTGATAAAGTTTCAAGTGTAGCTAGTCTAGTTACCGATGATATGGATAGAGTCCGACTGGCTATATTTAATGATATATTTTCTAATCGTGTATTAGAGTATAATGCAGACTCTCAACAATTAAACGACGTTTATACAGAGGCTGCAAGAAATATATTTGGTAATTCTATGAAAGGCAAGTATCCGGGATATGCTTCCGGTATTACTTCTTTATTAAAAAGTATAATGGGAACACAAAATCACGAATTATCAGAACTAGAAAAACAACAGTTAAGTAATTACTTCAGAGGACTTGCTTGGTGTTTGGTAAATCAGGAGAATTAAGATGGATATTGTTAATGTGCTTAGAACAAAAATTCAAGCAGATATGAATAAAGCAACTTGGGAAGTTAATCGTATATTGGCAAACCCATTAGCAGATGGAGCTTTAGAAAGTTTCGAAGAGTGGACTTCTGTCTACACTGTAGCAAATGCTAAATTAGACATGCTTGATAGGCTAAAAGGACAGATGGATAGCGATCAAAAAATTAACAAAATGAAAGACGATGAAAACAAAACTTAGTATAGTATTAATGGAAATTCCGTATGTATTTGATCATTATGGATTTGATAGCACTAGATTTTTAGTGGATGAAGATAATAATTTTATATCAAAATACATTGGAATAAAAAGTATTGAAGACACAATACAAGACCTGCTATACGAATATACTAATACAGATATAAGACTATACTATCCACAATTGGTTGATTTTTTTCACGAGGCAGGATCTTCAGAATGCGAAGTCGTTTACCTTCTAAAACTTCCAAAGGATGTCATTTCTTTAAAAGAAGGATATTTATTAACAGGACTGCAATTTAATATAGAGGAAAAATATGAGCGATCAATTAGACAAACTCCAAGATCAATATAATAATGATGATGAAAAACTTTTAGCGACTTTGAATATTTTGGTTGACAAAAATGGGATCATGGAGTATAATTGTGACTGGGATGGATCTGAAGATGGTATTACTGCTGTAGCTTCTATTTTTTACAAAATAATGTTTGATGGATTATCTGAATCAATATTAGCGCAAATTAAAGAACAATGTGTATTAGAATGTAAAGAAGAAACTTACATGAGTATTATTAACTTAATAGGTGCTTTGGCAGTAGACAATACTGTTGATGGTGTTGATGATGAAGTAGTAGTTCAGCCAGATCAGGTTTTTCATTTATAGGAGCAAACATGTCTCGCAAAAGAATAGTTTGGAAAAGCTGGAACGCGCAAGAAGAAGAATTTATATACAATTTAGAAGAAGAATTAAAAGAGTTAGAAAATGAATTACTAGGAGGAGAAACCGCCTCAAACGATATTAACATGGGTGGATTTCCAATCTTCGATAAGTCTTCTTTTGGCCTGCTTCACACTCCGGTGGGAGTTTATCCTATGGAGTCAATGTTCAAACCTTCGAATCGCTGGGATTGCTGGATAGCTACAACCAACTTTGATATTACGACAAGTATAAAGAAAAAATTAAAAAAAATTCAAGGAATTGAAGCGCTTAGAATCTTAGGTAGGTATACATTCTTTTTAGGAGTGCCTATTACTTTTGATTTTAAAGATGTTAGAAAAGATATAGAGAAAACAATTTGTGATTATACAGAGCAAGAAATATTAAATGAAGAAATGCAGATTACTGTAGATCTTGTAAAGCAACAAATCACAAGCAAGAAATACTGGTCGATACTGGTAACACCTAGCGGAAAGGTGGATTATATTGTATCAAACGATTTAGATAAAAAATATTTAGATGGTTTGAATGAACTTTTGGAGCTTAAAAAACTTTTAGGCGGAATAATTTTGAGGGGAGATGATGGATAGCATCAATCAAAAATTTGAAAATTTGTGGAACAATTCGGATGTTAAAAACATTATGAACAAGGTGTGTAATAGGTATAAAAATAACATTGATTTGGATGACATTGAATCCATTAAAATGGATGTTCTTTGGAAATGTATCAAAAAGCATGATCCAGATAAGAGCAAGTTTACATCTTATCTTTATCAACAGTTATCATATGCTATGAAAAACAAACTTAAAAGAAAACGTTTAGAATTTAATTGTGACAATATTGAAAAGAACGACTCTAATTACGAGGAGAAAATTAATATTATTGATATCTTGACTGGCTTAGATACTGAAACTTCAAAAATCTTAAATCAAAGATTCTATCATAATATGACTATGGCTGAGATTGGAAGGGTTAACGGATATAGTCGTGAAACAGCTAGAAGAAGACTAAAATCAGCTATAAAAGATTGTCAAGAGAGTTGTTTATAAATATATTTTTTACTTAAAATTTTAACAATTTTTGCGTATATAATAATTAGGAACTGGATCAAAAAAGGATGTGGAAAATCTGTATATTTATTTTACTTATTTTGTAAGGAGATTTTCTCATGCCAGTTCCTAGTTCAACTTCTGACTATTTAGTCAATACCACCGGTGGTGCTTTTGTATCACAAAGACAAGGTGGCACTCTTTTAGGTAACGGAACCACTGGTTCTGTTATTACTAAAGCTTTTCTTATCAAAGACGCTACTGACGCCGATATTAAAGTTCCATTTCCAGTCGCTAAAACCTCTGGGATTTACGGAACTCAAAAAGCGCTTAGCTCAGGCACTTTTGCTTACTTCGCTGCGGGCAAATATGTTATCCTAACTTCTACCACCACTCTTTCTGGCGTTGCCTCAACAGAAATGTTGATCCCCGGAGCTGATAAAGGTGACCGTCGTTCGATTATGGAATTTCAAAAGGATTTCGGTGCAAGCATCGCTAAATTCTTTAGATTGGGACGTTACTCGTATACCGGTTACAGCTCTCATGGCGACACTAAGCTAGGCAAACGATCAGCCGCTCTGTTTACTAACGCTGATGGAGATGCTATTGAAGCTCCAACAAGAGCAGCTACCTACATGTACGACATTGCCGATGCAGATGCTCTGGATCAAGCTGTTGACTCAGCTGCAACACCTACTCGCGCTATTCCGGGAGAGCTGGTTATGAAGGTTGACTTTGTTAACCTGTCCGTCTCTACTGGTGGCGACTTCTTTGATTACAAACCAATCACTGGTATGTAAAAATCTGGGGGCTAGCAAGTTATTTATTCTCCTTGTGAAGATGTCTTGTGTGCTTCGTGAATTAACTTCTGGCCCCCTTTCTTTTTTTTCTTATCATAACCTTTTAACCGCGAGGTCATCAATGAGTGAAGCTTGGGATTTAATTAGCAAGATTACCGAAGTAATTGGTATGGTTGCTGTTCCCTTTTTTACTTGGGTTATTTATACACTCGTACAACAAGGGAAGCAAATTATCGTGTTAGAACAAAAAGTAAATGATTCTCTTAATCAAAGATTATGCAATCTAGAAAAGCGCGTAGTAAGTGTAGAAGAAAAGGTAGATGAGATTGGTGAAAATATGATGGAATGTAGAATGCTAATCAATGACACCAAAAACATGCACAGCACTATTAACACAAAGTTTGATGTCATAATATCTAAATTAGACAAATAAAAACACCCTTAAATATAGCTTTATTTGACCTGTCGTTTTTTTACAAAAAGCGGCAGGTTTTTTGTTTTTTTGTAGTGAAATTTTGATCTCAATGGTGTATAATACTCTACGTCGATAAAGTTAATGAAATGAGGTTAAAATGCAAGTTACTAAAGCTAACGGAAACAAAGAAGATTTTTCCGTTGAGAAAATACATAAAGTTGTTGAATGGGCTACAGATGGAATTAACGGTGTGTCCTTCTCTGATATTGAAATGAATGCCAACCTGTCTATTTACGATGGCATCTCCACCAGAGAAATCCATCAGATCTTAATTAAGTCTGCAAATGATCTGATCTCCACTGCCGAACCGAATTACCAATACGTCGCAGCCAGACTATTGAATATGCAATTGCGCAAAGAAGTTTGGGGCTCTGGAGAACATCCTATTTTATTTGGCCATTTAATTGAGCGAAATGTAGACAATGGACATTATGATCCTAACATCTTAGAAAAATGGTCCGCAGAAGACATTATACATCTTGAGGGTTGCATCAACCACAAACGCGACGACGAATTTACTTATGCTGGATTGCAGCAGATGATCGACAAGTATCTTATTAAAAATAGAGAAACTGGAGAGATTTACGAAACTCCTCAGTTTGCGTACATGTTGATTGCTATGTGTCTTTTTGACGACATATCTGATGTAAAATCGGCTTACGAGTATTATTCGAAATTCAAAATCAACCTGCCGACACCAATTATGTGTGGGGTCCGCACAGTAAAGCGTCAGTTTGCCAGTTGCGTTCTTGTTGATGTGGCTGATGACTTGGATGGTATCTTTTCATCAGTACATGCTGTAGGTAAGTATACTGCAAATAGAGCAGGTATTGGATTAAATGTTGGACGTATTAGACCTATCAATTCCCCGATTCGGGGTGGTGAAGTAATTCACACTGGTCTTATCCCATATCTTAAATGTTTTGAATCTTCTGTAAAATCTACCACTCAGAATGGCATCCGTGGCGGTTCTGCTACTGTACATATCCCATTCTGGCATTACGAAGTAGAAGATGTAATGGTGTTAAAGAACAACGCAGGAACTGATGACAATCGTGTTCGCAAGCTAGACTACTCTGTTCAGTTTTGTAAGTTATTCTATGATCGTCTGATTGCTAACGAAGATGTCACACTTTTTTCACCGCATGAAGCTGTGGGTCTTTATGAAGCATTTGGAGATAATGAAAAATTTGAAGAGCTTTACTTAAAGTATGAGAACTCCAGATCTCTAAAGTTTAAAAAGAAAGTTCCCGCAAGAAAGCTGGCAGAAATATACGCTAGAGAACGACTGGAGACTGGCCGAATTTACAGCATGAATATTGATTCAGCTAATGAGCATGGCTCGTGGGATATTCCATGCTACATGTCAAACCTTTGTCAAGAAATTATCCACCCCACAGTTCCCATCAAAGATATCAATGATGAAACTGGGCAGATTGGAATTTGTATTTTGTCTGCATTAAATCTTTTAGAGCTTGGCAACGAGCGCGAAATTGCAAAGGCGTGTCAGATTGCTGTGCGAACCTTAGATTCTGTTATTGATTATCAGGAATACCCTGTAGTGGCAGGAGAAACTTTTACAAAGTATCGTAGATCACTAGGTATCGGAGTTACAAACCTAGCTGGATTCTTAGCAAAGAACAAACTAAAGTATGAAGATCCTGAAGCTCTTAATTTAGTTCATGAAATTATGGAGCAAATTCAATGGAACTTAATTAATGCGAGCGTTGACCTAGCCAAAGAAAAGGGCGCGTGCGATGGTTTTGGCGAGACCAAATATTCCAAAGGTTTACTGCCTGTAGATTGGTACAAAAAGACCGTTGACGATATCATCAAGCCAACCTACAATATGGACTGGGAGGCGCTGAGAAAGCGCGTGGAGAAGTATGGGATGCGTCACAGCACCTTGTCTGCTATCATGCCTTGCGAATCCTCCAGCGTCATTCAAAACTCCACAAATGGTATTGAGCCAGTAAGATCTATGCTGATTTATAAAAAGGCTAAAAATGGCGTTTTGAAGCAACTTGTCCCAAACTATAAAACTAGAAAAAATTTCTACACAATGGCGTGGGAAATGACCGACAACAAGACTATAATAAATATAGCTGCGGTGATTCAAAAGTTTGTTGACATGAGTATGAGTACAAATCTTTATTATAATTATGAGCATTTTGAGGGTGGCAATATTCCTCTCAGTGCAATTATCAAAGATCAAGTGTATGCTTATAAATATGGGCTAAAGAATTTATACTATGCAAATACACCAGATGGCGACGGAGCTTTTGGTGGAGACACAGATATGGATGACGGAGGATGTGCCGGTGGCGCATGTGCGATTTAATGAAATATACTTATCAAGCTGGTAATTTTGAAATTTACGAAACTATCAACGCAGTTAAACTTGTTGGCTTTTTAATGGAAGGTGCTGGGCAAGCGTATTATCCTAGCGATCATCCAAGCGATGGGCATGTCACCAGATTAATCTGGAAAGGTCCAAAAGATCAACCTATGTTCAAAGGTTCGATCAGGCATGGGGTGTTTAGAGATATCCAATTCGTGGGAGGTATTTTACACATCATGCCTATTCGTGGTCTGGGGACTGGGCTTTGCACATTTGAACGATGTTCGTTCTACAAGTCTGGAGTTAAGTTTGGTGATGAATCTTACAATGGTAACGCCGCTGACTCATCGTTTAGAGATTGCACGTTTAACAAATGTGAGAATCCTATCGAACTGACAACCTCGCAAAACGTAAACTACTTAATAGAAAATTCTATGTTTTATAGATGTCCTAGAGT